ACAGAGTAACATGAGCGAAAAAATCTATGTAGCTGATAAAGAAACCCTGGACAAGGTATACAATTACCTGGTCGAAGCAAATCCGGTATTCGGATTCATTGAGCACAACGATGTAATGAGTGCGACTGCGCGAATCGAATACATCGGAGCAAATAAAGACTATACACCGATTTCCCTCAACAAGAGCACCGGTGTAATGTCACTCAACAGCTGGGCAGATTTCCCTGTCATCCTCGGCAACAAGCCATACATGGTCAGAAGCGATGGTACACCGGACTACAGACTCAATGAGAGCGACTATACTCTCAAGGAAGATGGAACAGCATCCGATATCGCAAATCTGGAATATGACGGAGGAGCATTTGCATGGCTGCCTAAGATTTACAAGCAGGAATACATGCAGGGCGAAGACAGAGTGGTCAAATTCTGCATGAGTCCACTGGAAGGATTTGAGCCGGTAGGCTTCGTGGATGCAAACAACAACGAACTGGAGGGATTATGGATTCCGATGTTCTATGGAAGCATTGACGAAGGTGGAAAGATGCGCTCGCTGTCCGGATTACAGCCGAGTTATAACACAACCACTGCAGCAGAGAAGACTGCAATCGATGCATTCTCTTCCAGAGCAGTGTTCCTGGGAGGGGCAGCAGTGGAGACTATCACTGATCTGCTCATCATGTTCGCAAAGAGCACAAACACCCAGGATGCATATGGAAATGGCAACATGAGCGGATACATTGCCGATGAGGATGTTCCTACTCATGGAGTGCTCGCAAATGCAGTAGTGAGTGGCGGTCAGTTTTATGGCACATCCGATGGCAAGAGCCTCAACAAGATTTTCCACTCTGTAGTATTAGGCTCCTGGCAGCAGTGGCAGAGAGACCCATATATGCTGCTCGTAAATGGCAGAGTAAAAGTATCCAAGAATTATGAGTATGACCTCACTGGAGCAAAATATCAGGATACCGGAATCACTTATGAAACATCAACCGGATGGCAGTATCCTCACAAGTACAGAACAGTACCGGGATTCGGTGCAGTACCGGTGCCTCCGTTCAAGGGAAGCACCAGCACCGGTGGATGTGATGGTATTTACAACAATGCCTCTGGGGTGCGTGTTGCCCTCCGCTTCGGTGATTGCGACAATGGTGCCAATGTTGGCGCTCGCTGCCGGTATCTCAACGCTGAGGCTGGCTATGCCTACTGGTACGTCTGCGCGTCCGTTCTTCTCTTGCCTCCTGTCGGCATAGCCGCATAGGGGGAGTGGGGGCCTTCCCCCACATAAGGTTTTGAACTAAAAGAAAAGTAAAAATATAAGGGGATAGGAATGGCGCCTCTGGGGTGCGTGTTGCCCTCCGCTTCGGTAATTGCAACAATGGTGCCAATGATGGCGCTCGCTGCCGGAATCTCAACAATGAGGCTGGCAATGCCAACTGGAACATCTGCGCGTCCTGATTCTATCTAAATATGGAGCATGAATCAAATGCCATTCCAATTCCTACACCGCAGGGCATTGAAATATGCCTCAACCACCATTATTGGAAGGGTAAGTGGTAAATAAATCCGATACAGGGCCAGTGGTAAAGCGGTCGCACCTGCCACTGGTAGGAGATAGAAGAAAAAATATCTTATAGGAGTACACGATGAAAGAGTACAAATATCTGTATCAAAGAATGCTGGATGAGGACATCATCCGCAAGGCATACAAGAAGTTACGCAAGGGAAAAACCAAGAGAAGAGAAATACAGCAAATCGATGCGAACCTGGATGCAGAAGTAGCGAAGATGCGAGAAATGATTCGGAATACAAGGCCGGGAGAAGTGGAACACCCAGAGCTGGCATACAAACCACACAAGCGAACTCCGAAGGTCATCAAAGAGCATGGAAAAGAGAGAAGGATATACATGCCAGAGATACACGAGCAATGGCTGCACCATATCATTGTACTGATACTGGAGCCGATTATCGTGGCCACAGCATATCCGTATTCTTGTGGGTCATTCCCGAAGAGAGGAGCTCACTATGGAAAGAAGAAAATCAAGTCATGGATGAGTGACATCAAGGGAACAAAATACTATGCGAAGCTGGACATCAGACACTTTTATGAGAGTATCCGGATAGATGTGCTCATGAGAGAGCTGAGCATCCGCATAAAGGATTCCTGGTTCCTGTACATCATCGAATTGTGTCTCAAAGGATTTAAGAAGGGAATTCCGCTGGGATTCTACATCTCGCAGTGGCTGGCAAATTACATCCTGGAACCGCTGGACAAATTCATCACGAAGACATTCCAGAAGTACGAGAGGTACATGGATGATATGGTAATATTCAGCGGAAACAAGAAGAAATTGCATGAAGTCATAGTAGAGATTGCAAAGATGCTCGGCCGGAGATTCCGACTGAAACTCAAAAACAATTATCAGGTAGTAAGATTCATATATGAGAGACCTGGAAAGAAAATAGGAAGACCGCTGGATTTTATGGGATTCCTATTTTTCAGAGACCGGATAACCATCCGGAAGAAAATCATGTTATCAGCGACACGAATGGCCACATATCTCGCAAAGAGAAAAGAGCAGGGAAAGAAATGGTATTTGAGAAAAGTGGAATCCATGGTCAGCTATGTGGGCTGGTTCACATGCACTGATACATATCAGGCATACCTGGACCGCATCAAGCCATGTGTGGACATCGGGAAGCTCAAGAAAATCATCTCAAGAATAAGGAGGAAGCAGAATCATGAAAGCATGGTCACAGGAATTGTGTGCAGAGAAGCCGGAGGAGCTGCAGCTTGTAGCGCCTGACACATATCTGCAGAGAAAAGATATCGAAGAATATCAGGAACCGGAAAAAGATGGAATGCCTGCTCATAGCGGATGGAAGTGTATGAGCAGAGAGATTTCCGTCAGCGAGTACAATATGCTGCAGAGCTTTGCAGAGATTAAAACCGATGAGGCAATCGATGCGTATACACTGCAGTTGATGGAGGAGGGCATACTGTAATGAGAACACTGGTCAAAAGTATGAAAAGGCTGTACGATGCCGGAAAAGTAACAAAAGAACAGGTAAAAGAAAGAGTGGTCAATGAAACCATCTCAGCAGAGGAGTACGAGTACATCACTGGAGAGACTTATGAGTAAGCTGGACCAGGTGGAAGTAGTAGAGACTCTCAATACAATCATCTCGATACAATCGGGAGTGATAAATGAGTTGTTTTTGCTACTGTCACAATATGTAGCCATGGAAGAGCTGGAAAACAATGCAGTGGTCGAGAGAATCAACACAGCAGCGAGACTCCGGCAGGATTTGGAGTAAAGAAGAGAGGCAGAGATGCCTCTCTTTTATGTTGGATGGAAAGGAGGACATCGTATGGCACTCGATGAAGTAGAAATCGCGCAGAGATTACAGGACCACAAAGGAAGAATCGGCTCCCTGGAGCACCGGATGGACAATGCAGAAGAAGTGATAAAAGAAATCAGAACCATCTCGGAAGGACTGCAGGTACTCATCACAAAGTCTGAGAACACACAGAAAACTGTGGACAAACTGAGTGATGACTTTGAGAAACTCAAGGCAGAGCCGGCAGACAGAATGAAGCAAATCAAATCAGCAATCATTGCAGCGGTGGCCAGTGGTATTGTTACCGCGGTCATTACCGCTGTAATTACAGCACTAACACTATCATAAAAGGAGGTACAAACTCATGAAGAAACCAACAGCAGCAACAATCGCCAGAACAGTGATTCTGGTAGTGGCACTGGTAAACCAGGCGCTCACAATGGCAGGGAAGAGTATTCTCCCTATTTCCGATGAGCAGATTACGGAAGTGATCTCTCTCGCATTCACTGTTGTATCCGCTCTCATTGCATGGTGGAAGAATAACAGCTTCACGCAGGCTGCCATCACTGCAGATGAGACGATGAAGACATTGAAATCCAAGAAATAACCAAAAGAGAGGGGCAGGCAACTGCTCCTCTCGTCATATCGAAAAAGGAGGTCCGCAATGAGTATCAAAATTTGTTTAGATGCAGGACATTATGGAAAATACAATCGCTCTCCGGTGGTACCGGAATACTACGAATCTGACATGGTGTGGAAACTCCACATGATGCAGAAGGCCATCCTGGAGGGATACGGATTCGAGGTAATCACAACCAGAGAAAACCAGGCAACCGACAGAGGACTCTTTGAGAGAGGAAAAGCATCAGCTGGATGCGCGCTCTTTATCTCGAACCACAGCAACGCATGCGGAAAAGAGTATGTGGATTATCCGGTGGCAATTTGCCTCCTGGATGACAGCAAGATTGTCATCGATGATGAAGCAAGAAGAATCGGAGAGATTCTGGCCAAGGTAGTGCAGGAGACTATGGGAACCAAACAGGCAGGAAGAGTCAGCACCAGACAGTCAGCAAATGACAGAGATGGAAATGGAATACATGATGATGAGTATTATGGAGTGCTTCATGGAGCGAAAATGGCCGGCACACCTGCTCTCATCCTGGAACATTCTTTCCACACAAATACCAGAGCAACACAGTGGCTGCTCGATGATAACAACCTCAGAAGACTCGCGGAAGCTGAGTGCAGAGCTATTGCAGCATATTACGGAATGGACAAGCAGGAAGAGCCTGCAGAAGAAGACCACAATATGTCAAAGGCTGAATTCATCGAATTTGTCGGCAAGGTGGCGATGGAAGACTGGAAGCAGAGAAAAATCTGCCTGCCTTCCGTAGTGGTAGCACAGGCCATCAAAGAATCCGGAGCTGGCACCAGTGAGCTCGCTCAGAATGCGAATGCAATCTTCGGAATCAAGAAGAATGGATGGACCGGAGAAACCTACATCAAGGATGCAGGAGAACAGAATCCGGACGGAACATACCGCACAGACAAGAATGTGGAGTGGAGAAAGTATGGCTCCTGGAGAGAGAGTATCATCGACCACAATGATTATATCGCCACAAGAAAAATCGGCAAGCAGACAGAGCCGAACTACAAGGCGGTAATCGGAGAAACCGACTACAGAAAGGCAGTGGAAGCACTCCAGAGCGCAGAGTATCCATACGCAACATCGCTGACCTATGCGGAGTCTCTCATCAATGATTATATCTTGAAGTACAACCTCACAAGATTCGATGGAGACAATGTGTCTGAGGATACCACATCCGAAGAGACCATGTATCGCATCCAGGCAGGAGCATACAGAGGCAAGGATGCTGCAGAGGACCAGAAGAAGGCTATCATCAGCAAGGGAATCGATGCAATCATCATCGAAGAGGATGGCATGTACAAAGTCCAGGCTGGATTGTACAGAGTGAAGGCGAATGCAGATGCTCAGCTCAACAGAGTGACCGATGCAGGATTTGATGCCTTCATCAAGGTACTGGCCGGCACGAAGGCAGAAGAGAAAAAAGAGATTGCAGTAGGCGATACAGTGACAGTGCTGAAAAACACCACATACGAAGGAAAGTCATTCAAGACATGGTATGACAAGTACGATGTAATCTCTATCAGCGGAGATAGAGTGGTAATCGGCATCGGAGAAACAGTGACCTGCGCAATTCACAAAGAGAACATCGCACCGGCATAAAAAGGCAAAGTTGCACCGGTGCAACAGTAGAGGGAGACTCTCCGGAGCCTCCCTCTTTTTTAATGTCACTTTTTTGTTATGGTGGGCGAAGCGATACATAATGAAATAGTGAGCTATAAGGTAACAAAAAGAGTCTCCCCATCCCATACACACTCTTTGAGTACTGATTTGACAATGGCATTCTTTTCATCCGCAGAGAATGCATCGAAATTCTCCAGGAGATGCACAATCTCCTTCTTTTTATCGTTGGCGCTCCGGAGCTCACGAGCAGCAATGCGCTCATCAGCAGCGAGAGACAGATGCTCTGCCTTCAAGGACTGATACTGAGCATCCAGGCGCTCAATCTCTTCGATGATATATTTCGCAGCAGCTGAGCTTTGATTCTGAGCAAGAGAACCGGCAAGATTATCTATTTTTCCTTTTACCATATTCATTTGACGGAGCACACCTGCAGAGCGCTGGACAGTAGAACTGGAGCGAGAGGATGCCATATACTTCTCAACAGCTCCCTCATCGTAAGCGATGGAGCGAAGTATCTCCAGAACCTTCTCATCCAGCAAATCTATTTTAATCTGCCCCATAGGGCAGGCATCCACACCCTTCCTCATTCGCTTTATGCAATAATACCAGGATGACACACCATGAGTCTTTTTCTTGCGCGACACCTGCATCAGGCACCCACAGGAACAGCGCAGGGTACCCTTCAAGAGAGGGATATCATACTTCTTTTTGCGCTCGAAGGTATTCTGCTTCAACTGTCCAAGGATCCGGAAGAAAAGCTCATCATCCATGTATGGCTCATGCTTCCCCACACTGACCAGCCACTTTTCCGGAGGATTCAGTCTGTGAGTGCCATTTTTCTGCGTAGTCCGGCCATAGACGATGATGCCATGCTTGCCATTCCATTTCTCGCGAGGGAAATGCTCACTCATGATGCATCCCTTTTGCTGGAAATAGTCATACATCGCAGGAGTAGCTGCCACGCACACAGGAGTGGTCAGCATATGATATATCTGGGTAGTGGAGAGAAATGCTCCGCGAAGTGTCCGGATTCCATTATTCTTGCAATAGGTCTCCATTCCCTGGAGAGAATATCCTCCCTGCAGGAAAGTATCTATCAACTGATTTTTATATTCAATCTGAGCCGGAACAGGCTGCAGAGTTTTATGAGACTTGCCTCCATGGGCAATCTGTATAATCTCATACCCGACAGGAGCAGGACCTCCTGGCCAGAATCCCTTCTTTGCAAGGTCAAGCATATTTTCTGTTACGCGCTCGGAGTCGTTTGCGACCTCCAGCTGCGCAAATACCACTGCAATGTACATCATCGCTTCTCCGAGCGGTGTAGTGGTATCTATATTCTCTGTCACGACAACAAGGCGCACACCTTTTTCAACCAGGTGCGAATAGAAGAGGCAGAAGTCTTTCATATCTCCAGAGATTCGGTCAAACTTCCACGCGACAATGACATCGAGCAGACCAGCATCAACATCAGCCATCATCTGCTTGAAACCAGGGCGATTTGTATTTGTACGGACAAATCCGTCATCCTCATACTCGAAGAAGGAATGAGGACCTGGCATGTGATCCTCGATATACTTGCGACCTACTGAGAGCTGCATCTGCGTACTCTCAGAGGTATCTTTATAATTTGATTTGCGAGAGTAGAGTCCAATATTCATAGTATCCTCCTAAAAATGGGCATAAAAATGCCCGGAACATTGATTTTTCGGCTCCGGGATGATACAATGAATTTTGCGAGAATGCATGTATCCATCGGAGCATGCGGTACCGCTCTTGCATTGCAGTGCGAGGGCGGTATTTTTATTTATTTATCTGCGTATGGTGGAAGGCACTCATCCATTCCATCAGCTAACCAATACACTTTTGCAGTCCTGGAATCGATAATCCATACAGGAGTCCATGACTCGTCAGTATATACAAAACAGGAGTATGCCTCAGTGTCATTGTAAGGAAAAGAAAAATTGCACACACAAGAGCCATCAGATTCGGAAAGCGAAATATATGTCAGTGTTTGAATATCATCCATGCATAATTCAATAGCGATTTCATGTAACGCAATAGAAAAACCATCGATATTCGGAATATCTGAAACCTCGGCACTTTTCAGAGCAGACCGCTCGTCAACTTGAAGAGTGGGAATAGAGACAGAAGCATCTGAACTATTTTCGCCAGAACATCCGGAAAATGATAGCAATGAGCAACAAACCAACAAAGCAATGAAACTTCTTTTCATAGATAACCTCCTAAAAGCTGCCCTCCATCATTTGAAAATAATAATGCTGGAGAAACGATATGGAAATATTAACATGGCAAGCTCGCGCAGCTCACAAATTAACACTGAAACAGCTGGAGAAAACATCAGGCATCAGCAAAACGAGCCTGAACGACATCGAGAATGGAAAAATATGCCCGACTCTATTCCAGCTGGAATGCATCGCAAAGGCCCTGGATATGAAAATCACAGACCTTTTTGAGAGCGACTACAAATAATATATCATAAAAATAAAAGTATAAAAGTGATGATGGAATGATTTCCGCGATTACGGAATTCTGATTTGATTTTATAGACATTGCTTGAAAATGTGGTAGGATGGAAAATAAAAAAGGGGCAATGTACATGGAAAAAACAATCAGAGATTCTATCATCAAAATGCTCTATAAAATATCCGACAAAGACAAACTCAAGAGAATACATAGATTTGTCCAGTTTATATATTTGAAGAGCTAAGAGGGAGCCGAGAGGCTCCTTTTTTATTTATTCGGTCTCAGGAACTTCATCACGATTGCGCGCTCTTCCCTCGATAAGGAAAGAAAATCACGCACGACATCTTTTTCCTCTTCGGTCAAGTCATACTGCAGAGCCAGCTCATCAAACAGTGTCTCTGGCAGGTCAGTGAACATCTCTCCCTCTCCGGTAGTCAACCACAGATAATCTACATTGAATTCTCTGCAGATACCAGTGCGCATCTGTTCAGTGACATTTCTATTCCCGTTTACAATGTTAGAAATAGCCTGGCGAGTAACTCCCAGCTTCTCTCCGAACTCTTCCAAAGTAAGATTGAGGGCCTCTTTGATTGCCTTTACTCTTTCGTTCTCTGTCATATGTATACACCTCCTTAAGGCAAGAATAGCACATAAGAATCGTACAGTCAACAAAAATGTAAACAAAGAATACAAAAAAGGCTTGACAACAGCAACAAAGAATACTATGATGTATTCAAGGATGACAAATCCGAAGCAACTCTGTGGTAGGAGTTGAGGGGCAACAAATTGGAAAAAGCATCAGAGCAGAGAGGAGGCAGAAAATGCTGGAAAATTTACAGAAGAAAGTGGAGCAGGTCGCAGAAGCATACGCAGATTTGATTCTACTCAATATCAATGAAGCTGGAACTGTAAAAGAAGGACAGAAAGAACTGCTGAGCAGTGAGAAGCTGAACGACATCAACGAGGGAATCAGAATGCTGAACCATGTGGCAAACACACTGGAAAGAATAGACCGCATACAGCATGGGAATACCGGATGCGGTCACAGCGATTGATGGTCAACACTTTTCCCAGCCACTCAAATCAGTAGGGCAATCAAGGACAGTGCCATCTAATTTATCCCATTCATAGCATCCGGTGCAGTGCATATAGACATTATCAGCCTCCGCTTGCGGAGTAGGACAAGTCTCCCAGCACTCGCCATCATAAAACATGCCATACCGATTCAGAGCTGGTATGTATTTGATGTAAATCGGACCTATAGGACTAAGATATTTCCACACATACATTCCTCCCTTCTACATGAGATATGTACATCCGGCAAGATGCATTTTCATTGTAGCAGGGAGGCACCAAAAAGAAAAGGAGGAAAACACCATGGTAGCAGTTATGGACGAAAAGAAAATCGAACAGCAGGCAACTGAGGACAAGCGCAAAGAGACAGAAGAATTCATGTCTATGCTCAGAGAGATGAGCGAAGGCGAAGTGAAGACCATCAAGGGCATTATGTTAGGAATCAAATTATCGAGAAAGGTAGTATAAACCCTGCCCCAGTCCGGGGCAGGAGCCAGGAGGAACCATGAAGAGAGAAATCAAGGTAAAAGTCACATTTACTCCGGGATATGAGAAGAGATTCACAGAGGCATGCCTGGAGCAGATAAAGAAAAGAGAAAAGAGGGAGGCGAGCGCTTGAAGAAGATGTACAGAGTGCTGCCAGTAGTCATTCTACTGATAGCGATGCTGATTTTTCCAGTGGAAGCCGGAGAACAGCAGGAGCCGGTAACAGTCACACAGAGCATCGTCCTGGAGCAGGAAGCTCAGCCAGAAGAGGTACCGGAGGAGATAATCGAGGAGGTACCGATGGACACTCCGGAGGAAATCGAAGAGGAGATGTACTATGACTCCCTGGAGCTGCTTGCAATATGTGTAGAGGCAGAGGCAGGGAACCAGCCACTGGATGGAAGAAGAATGGTGGTGGATGTGATCCTGAACAGAGTGGATGACCCAGACTTCCCAGACACCATCGAAGGAGTAATCACTCAGCCATATCACTTCTCATCATACTGGGATGGAAACATGGACAGCATCACAGAGATTTCAGAGCTGACATACACAGCAGTACAGATGGAACTGGAGGAGAGAGGATGGCCACAGCTATTCTATTTCACTGCAGGAGATTATTCAGAATATGGAACACCATGGAAGAAGGTGGGAGACCATTATTTCAGTACAAAATAGGAGGAAACCATGAGAGATTGCGAAGTATTTGCAAAGGAAATTATGCAGAGATACAAGACCAGAGTATACACAATGTCAAATGCTCCTCTGGCAGAAGCGATTGTGAATGAGCTGAAAATGAGAGGACAAGCTCCTGTGCTTGTGAAATTACCATCGGTGCAGTACATAGCAGCTACACCAAAAGCAAAGAAGCAACTCGCAAGATTGCTGGAGGCAAAACAGACAAAGCTCCTGGAGGAACTGGTGGAGCTTGAGGAATATCAGAAGGAGGTAGAGCAGAGCATATGAAACAACCAAAGAAGCCAACACTGGCACAGAAGAAGATTATCAAGGCAGCAGGCCTGGACTGGAAGACATGGAATGTCGCAGATGAGGACAACCTCTCTCTGACACTCATCAGCAAGAAATCCGGACAGAGGAGAGTGATACTCAAATGATGAACAATACAATCACACTGGAGCAAATCATGCAGACACTGATAAACAGTCAGCGGATGCTGGTTTTGACAGAAGACGGACAAGAACTCTACAGAGGATATGTGGCAAATTTCATGTACTGCAATGTAGACAGAACGCAGGAAGTAAAAGAGGTAAGCCTTGCAACAGAGATATTCAGAAAAGAGAAGAGAAATGCATGGTTATTACAGACAGAAAGAAGAGTGGAACCGGTGGACAATGTGACAGATTTTAGATTCTCAGACCTGGAATTCATGATATATCAGAAAATCGTTCTGAGAAAAGAGCAAAAAAATAGCTGATACATTTGGCGATGTATCAGCCGGCAGACCATAGATGGTATACCTAAAAACCCTACAGATAGTATACCATCTACGAGCCAGAAAGTCAACAGATATGCGATTTGAGGCTCGTTTTTGTAACATTCTAAGTATATTAAAGTTAGGAGTGAGACACCGATGGCATACTGGAAGGATGTATGGAGATTCCCCAACTCCATCGAGTATGAGTACAAGTTTGCAGGAAAGTACGGAGCAAAGGGAGAGAAGAGAGAGAAGCGGAAGAAGGCAACTCCCGAACAGATAAAGAAACAGAACCAGGCAAACAGAGAGAAGAGGATGAGGAGGCTCATCAAGGCGAATTTTGTACCAGATGACCTATGGACCACACTCAAGTATCCGGAGGGAACCAGGAAGAGTGTGGATGCAGTCAAGAAAGACCTCAGAGAGTTTCTGGCAGACACGAGGAAAGAGTACAAGAAGCGAGGAGAGCTATTCAAATTCGTATACCGAATGGAAATCGGAGAGCGAGGAGGAATCCACATCCACATCCTGGTCAATAGGTCACGAGGGAAACCGGACACCGACATCATGATACAGAGCCTCTGGAAACATGGCCGAGCGAATTATGAGAGCATCTATGAGCATGGAGGATACCAGAAGCTGGCAAATTACATCGTAAAGCAACCGGATGAGGAGATGGAAGGACAGCTGAGTCTGTTCCCGGAGAAGGACAAAAAGGAACTGGTCAAGTATTCATCATCGCGGAACCTGGTCAGACCGACACCAGAGAGAACGGAATACCGCAGGTGGACAGTGAGGGAACTCATAGAAAAAGGACCGACACCGACTCCGGGATACTACATAGACAAGAATTCCATCCGGAGCGGAATCAATCAGTACACTGGCATGAGCTATTTTCAGTACACAGAGTGCAGAATTGAGGAAATCAACAGCCGGAGCAGTCCTCCGGAGGAGGGAGACTACTTTTGAAGCAGGTAAACATATACACACAGTCCAGCATCAAGGCATTGAAGCCTCAGAATGGAGCAATCGGGTACCGGCTCGAAACAGAGACCTCAAAAGGACCTCACACACTGGATGAAATACTGAAAATACAGAATGCGACAGCTCATCAGTCGGAACTGAGAGCACTCATCGAAGCACTCAAGAGAATGCGACAGCCATGTCAGCTGACAATATTCACAGAATCGGGATATGTGGCAGCAGGATATGAGAGCGGATGGGTGGAGAGATGGATACAGACCGGCTGGATGACATCGAGAAAAACAGAGGTCGCAAATCGGAAAGAGTGGGAAGAGCTTCACTCACTGATAAGCAGACACACATTCACATTCAAGGTAGCACAGGAGCACAAGCACAGAGAGTGGCTCCGGAGCGAAGTAGAGAAGAAAGCAAAGGAGAATTGATATGTTTGATAGATTTGGAGAATTCGATTCTGTACAGGAACTCAACGAGGCAGCGGATGGCCTCCTCAATGAAGGCGATATCGAATCATTGAAGGTACTGGCGAAAGAGAATGGCATCGATGAGGCAGATGTGCAGGATTATATAGACGGATATTCAGAAGACCTGGCCACAGTGTCCATGGCAGCATTCGGAAGATTGTTTGCAGAAGAGCAGGAAGCAAAGACCATAAAGGGAGAAGAGATGGCAGCGAGAGTCATCTTCACAATGGTGCGGAGCCTGTGCCTCAGAGAATCATTCTGCATCTGCGTTATGCGAAAAGGCAAGAGAGCGATGGACATCTTCAAGGCAATGAAGGAAGAGGCTGGCAAGCACAAGAGCGGAAATGTAGGAGTATCCTGCGGAACCGACAGAGAGCTGAGCAACATCATCACAGCATATTATACCCAGGGAGAAAGCGAAATGAAGAAGCTCCTGGCTAATTTGTACAAGTAGGGAGGTGGTCGGATGAAAAGAAGCGCGATAGAGAAGCTGAAACCACTCCCAGTGGAGAAATCCAAGGACAAGAAGAGATTTGTGGCAGCAGTCGCTGTGGAAGAAATCAGAGGAGAAGAGCATCTGATTGTGGATATCTACAGAAATCTCAAGAAGGAATTCAAGGAGCCTCTGGTCAGAATATGCCTCACAGATAAGGATTTCGGGAATTATTACCACGCAGAGCAGAGCTGGAACCGGAACAAGATGGAAAATGTGCAGGTAAGAGACACACATTTCCTGCAGATGCAGACTATATCCATCAAGCCGGAGGATGAGGAGCTGATAAAGATATTCACATCCACATACAGATACCAGAATGATACATGGATGGACGGAATCCAGCACCAGGAAGACCACATCAACAGAGAGAAATACATAAAACGCGACAGAACAAGGCAGGAAAACAAGCAGAAGAAGCTCGAAGAGAGAATCGCCAACATGCCGGCAATTCCGGAGGACTTCTACGACTGGTGCGAGACAGACCTGCTGAGAGGATGCAAATACATATTCTACAAGAGAAAGGGCAGATTTGCAGAATTCCATTGCGGATGCTGCGGAGCAACATACAAATATGCAACAGAGCCACTGGATACCTTCGAGGGGCAGTTTGAGCATATTTTCTGTTACGCGCTCGGAG